ATGGCCATTGCTGCTGAAAACATCGCGCTCGGCGTTTGCGACGTGACCTTTGCGACGCTCGACCTGGGCGCCACCAAGGGCGGCGTCGAGGTGGCGATCGAAACCTCGACCTACGAGGTGACCGCCGACCAGACCGGCGAGACGCCGATCAAGGAGGTCATCACCGGCACCACGGTCACCGTCACGGTGCCGATGCTGGAAACCAACCTGACCAAGCTGCTCGACGTCATGCCGCAGGCCATCGGCATCGGCGCGCCGGGCTCGGAAGTCGGCATCGAGATCCGCTCGGGCGTCAACACCGACCTGCTCGAAGTCGCCGGCGAGCTGAAGCTGCACCCGACCGGCCTGCCGGCGTCCGACACCGCCCAGGACTTCATCGCCTTCAAGGCGGCGCCGGTGCCCAACTTCACCTTCCGCTACGCGACCGGCGAGGAGCGTGTCTACGAGGTGACCTTCAAATGTTACCCGGACACCACCGCCAACAACAAGATCGCGGCCTTCGGCAAGCCGACCGCGGCCTGACGATCCGGCGCCCGGCTTCATGCCGGGCGTCCGACCCACGCCAATTCCGATCCATTCATTCCAAAGGAAGACCGCCCCCGATGACCGACATCCTCAACCTCGACGCCCTCAAGGTCACCCGTCTGGTCGTCCTCGACGGCCGGGAGCGCACGCTGCGCTCGATGACCGTGGAGCAGTTCATCGAGGCCGACGATTTCGACGCCAGGCTCGCCGACGCCACGGGCAAGGAGAAGCTGACGCTGCTGATCGGCAAGCTGCTGGAGTTCCTCGACGGCACCACCCACGCCGATCTGCTCAAGCTCGACATGACGCAGCTGATGGCGCTGCTGGCCTTCGCCCGCGGCTCCGACCTCTCCAAGCTGACCGACGCCGGCGAGACCCCGGACGGAACCGCGGTGGGAAACGCGGTGGCCGGGTCGAAGTAGTCCAGCTCGATTTTGGATTCTACTTCGCTCGGATGATGCGCTTCTACGGCATGAGCTTCGCCGCCGTGCGCCGGATGCCCATCCGGGCCTTCTGGCTCCTGAACGACATGATCGACCGGGTCCGCGCCGAGGAAGTTCTGGAGATCCTGCCGGCGCACAGCGTCGCGATGGGCGGCGAGCATGTGAAGCGGATCGTCAAAGGTCTGCACACCCGCCTCGGCCGCCCGCAGATTGTGGAGACCGTGACGATGTCCGACGAGGACATCAGGAAGGCCCGGCGCCTGTTCGGCGCGGGTGGATCTGTGTAAGCACGTACTTACTGGAAGGATTCGTCATGGCTTCGAACGCCACCACTCTGACCGTCGGGCTCGATTTCGACACCGCGTCTTTCACCAGGGACCTCAAGGCAGCGACCGCGGCCATGACAACCTTCCAGAAGGCCGCCAAGCAAACGGACGGGCTGCTGTCCAGCCTCGCGCAGGGCTTCTCCAACGCCGGGGATATGGCCAACCGGATGGTCAAGGCCAGTGGGAGGATGACCAACCTGAAGCGCAAGCTGGCGGCCGTCACCGGTTCGGCCAATGAAATGAACAGGGCACTCCACGCCGGCGCGGCACGCGCTGGAAACTACGGCAGGGCCGTCGACGACCTGCACAGAGCGGCGCTGGGAACAGGGTTGGGCCTCGATGCGCTGGCGAAGTCGTACTCCACGGTCACTTCGGCCGCCAGCTCGGCCAGCATCGCCGCGGAGGACGTGCGCCGGGCGATCGAAGGCACGATCGGGACTGGCCAGCGCATGGGCGCCAGCAACGGGGACAAGCAGCGCGTCCTCAGCGCCATCCGTCAGGTGGTCATCAAAGACACGCCGCAAATGAAGACCGCGGCCAGTCCGATCGGCAAGGCCAACACCAGCACGTTCGGTGCGGCCCCGGCTCTCGCTTCGTCCGGCAAGGACAAGCCGGGCGCGGTCGGTGGCCAAGGGAATGCGGGCTCCGCCACCGCTGGGCAGCCCGCCGCGAACGGGTCGCCTCCGTTGGGTCAGGACGATCCCGCGTATCTTAACAGCCAGACCCTTCAGAACAAGCAGATGGTTGGGGTGCTGAACACCAATCAATGGCGCAATGACAAATACCAATTCCAAAAATCAAGCGTCGACCTTGAGATGGCTCGGCTCTACTACGAATACAGCCTGGACGCCGAGCAGCGCCTGCAACTCATCCGCGCCGACGGGATCAAAAATTTCACGGAGAAATTTTCCGGCTTGATCACCGGTGTGCTGAGCGGACAAACGGGCATCGTCACCGGCGTGCGCTCGATGTTCGCAAGCATGGGCAAGTACATGCTTGATTTCTTCGCCAAGTGGGCTTCCCAGAAGCTCATGATGAAGGCGATCGACACCATCGGCGATCTTTTCGGCTTCGACTTCGGCGTCGGCTCCGGCGCAGGGAATGCCAAAGGCTCCGCGTCAGGTCCCGCCCCCGAGAGCGCCGGCTCCGGTGCATCGGGCGGCGTGCTCGGCCAAGCCAAGCCGGGTGGGGTGAGCGGACCGGCCAGCGCGGGCTCCGCCCCCGCTGGGCAGTCCGCCGCGAACGGCTCGTCTCCGTTGGGCAAGGACGATCCCGCGTATCTTCACGACCAGACGCTTCAAAACAAGCAGATGTTCGGTGTGTTGAACACCGATCAATGGCGCAATGACAAATACGAATTCCAGAAATCGGCCGTCGATCTTGAATTGAGCAAGCTCTACTACGATTACAGCCTGGACGCCGAGCAACGCCTGCAACTCCTTCGCGCCGAGGGAGCAAAGAGTTTCACCGAGCAATTCTCCGGCGTCATCACCGGCGTTCTGAGTGGGCAGATGACCCTCATCGAGGGCGCGCGCTCGATGTTCGCAAGCATGACCAAGTTTATGATCGACTTCTTCGCCAAGTGGATTTCCCAGCAACTGCTGATGAAGGCGATCACCGGCATTGGAAAGATATTCGGCTTAGGTGGATCGCCCGATCCGTTGGCAAACTGGGAATCCCAGGCACAGTCCGCTGGCGATGCGGTGATGGCGGCGTACGCTCCAACGGCGCACAGCGGCGGCGTTCTCGGATCGTCGCGTCTCGCCACCACGCTGGTCAGCCCGTCCGTCTTCGACGGTGCGCCGAAGCTCCACTCCGGCGGCTTGCTGCGCGGCGAGGTGCCGATCATCGCCAAGCGTGGCGAGGGCGTCTTCACCCCGGAGCAGATGGACAACGCTGACAATCTTCTGACGTCAGCGCTTACTTCTGGAAACACATCACCATCCATTCATCAGGAGGTCACCGTGAACGTGAGCGGTGGGGCCGGCACGAGCGAACAGAACACCGATCTGGCCGACAAGATCGGCCGGCAGGTGAAGGCGGAACTGCGCGGTCTGATGACCGAGGAGATGCGCCAGCAAATGCGTCCCGGCGGTCTGCTGCGGGGAGGCTACTGACATGGCGTTCCCCATCTTCGCTCCGGCCATCCCGCCGAGCCCCGGCACGGAAATCGCTCCGGAGGTCAGGGTGCTCGCCGCCGATTTCGGCGACGGTTACCGCCAGCGCGCCGCCGATGGCCTGAACAGCGTCCGCGACACCTTCGCCTTCGCCTGGGAGGCCCTGCCGGCCGCCGACGCCGACGCCATCGTCGCCTTCCTCAAGGCGCGCCTCGGCGCCGAGGCGTTCCTCTACACGCCGCCCGGCGAGAGCGCGCCGCGCAAGTTCACCTGCACGAAGTGGGCGCGCAAGCGCGTGCGCTTCTCCTACCACCAGATCACCGCCACCTTCGTCGAGGTTTTCGACCTATGACCACGGCGACCACCCCCCGCAGCGCCGCCCAGGCGAAGATCGCCAGCGAGGCGCAGAAGGCGGCGACCAGCCCCTACGTCGTGCTCTACCAGCTCGACGCCCGCGTCCTCGGCGGCGACGTCTACTGCTTCACGCAGTCGACCCGGGAATCGGCGCCGATCACCTACGGCGGCGTCGAGTACACCCCGATCGATCTGGAGGCCGACGGCTTCGAATGGACCGGCGCCGGCACGCTGCCGACGCCGCGCGTCCGCATCGCCAACGCCAACCGCGCGATGAGCGCGCTCGTCGGCACCTACGACGACCTGCTCGGCGCCACGCTGACGCGCATCCGCACCTTCCGGCGCTTTCTCGACGGCGAACCCGACGCCGATCCCGGCGCCCATTTCCCGCTCGACATCTACCGCGTCGAGCGCAAGGTCGCGCTGACCAAGACGCACATCGAGTGGGAGCTGTCGGCGGCGATGGACCAGGAGGGCAAGATGCTCCCCGGCCGGCAGGTGCTGCGCGACGCCTGCACGCACACCTACCGGCGCTGGACCGGCGCCGGCTTCGACTATTCCCAGGCCACCTGCCCCTACACCGGCTCCGCCTGTTTCAAGGCCAGCGGCGATCCCACCGGCAACAGCGCCGAGGACGACTGCGGGCGCAAGGATTCCGACTGCAAGAAGCGCTTCGGCGAGTCCGCGGTGCTGCCCACGCGCGCCTTCCCCGGCGTCGCCCGAGTGAGGATCTGATCCCATGTTCACGCCCGATGCCGTCGCGGCCATGCAGGCCCACGCCATCGCCGCCTTCCCCGAGGAAAGCTGCGGCATGGTGGTCGACAACGCTTACAAGCCGCTCGCCAACACGCACCCCGACCCGACCCGCCACTTCCACATCGCCGACGCCGATTACCTGACCCACGCGGACGGGCTTCAGGCGGTGGTCCACTCCCACCCGATGGGGCCGCTGCACCCGTCGGGCGACGACATGCGCGGCCAACTGGCGACCGGCGTGCCGTGGGCGATCATCCCCACCGACGGCGAGGCCGCCGGCGCCCCGATCGTCTGGGGCGCCGGTGCGCCGGTGCCGCCGCTGATCGGCCGGCCCTTCGTGCACGGCGTCACCGACTGCTACGCGCTGTGCCGCGATTATTACCGCGACACCCTGGGCATCGCCGTGGCCGATCAGGCGCGCGACGACGAATGGTGGGACCACGGCGAGAATCTCTACCTCGACGGCTTCCAGGAACGCGGCTTCGTCACCGTCGACCGCGCCATGATGCGCCCCGACGACGTGGTGCTGATGGCCATCCGCTCCAAGGTGCCCAACCACGCCGGCATCGTCATGCCGAACGGTCTGATTCTGCACCATCTGCAAAAGCGCCTGTCGCGCCGCGAGCCGCTCGGCCCATGGATGCGCTTTGTGACGCATGTCCTTCGTCACGGGAGTGTCACGCCATGATGCGCCGCGTCCATCTCTACGGCGCGCTGCGCAAGGAGTTCGGCAAGGGCTTCACGCTCGACGTGGACTCGGTGGCCGAGGCCGCCCGCGCGCTCGAAGCCAACTTCCCCGGCCGCTTCTTCAAGGCCCTGCGCGACGGCGCGTTCAAGCTGGTGCGCGGCGACAAGCGCAGCGGCCTGGTGCTGAACGAGCAGGAGTTGACCTTCCGGCTCGGCAGCGGTGACCTGCACATCATCCCGGTGCCGAAGGGGGCGGCGGCCAGCCAGAAATCCAAGGGCGGCGCCAAGGCGGTGATCGGCGTCGCCATCATGGCGGTGGCGATCATCGCCGCCCCGGTGAGCGGCGGCGGGTCGATGGCCGCTTGGAGCACCGCACTGAGTCAGACGGCCTTCGCTGGTATCACCTACGGCAGCATCGCCATGTTCGGCCTGTCGCTGGCGCTGTCCGGCGTCTCGATGATGCTCAGCCCGCAGGCCAAAATGGGCGACCTGGAGAGCGTCGAGAACCGCAAGTCGTTCCTCTTCAACGGGCCGGTCAATTCCATCGAGCAGGGCGGCCCGGTGCCGCTCATTTACGGCCGCCTGCGCGTGGGCTCGACCGTCGTCTCCGCCGGCATGGCCCCGGAACAGATCATGTCCGGCGGTCCCACCGGTGGCAACGGGTCGGAGATGACCACGGTGGTGCTGGCCGGGTCGCTGTGGATCGTCACAACGACGTACCCTGACATCAGTCACTTCCATGTCGGCACGGTCCGGGGCGGCACGCTGCATCTGGCCGACCACACGCCGGTCGAGGCCGACAGCCTGCTCACCGTCGCCCAGGTGGCCGGCGGCCTGCGCTTCATCCCCGACAGCGACGAATTCACCCGCGGCGTCTTCACGATCCAGGCGGCGCGCCGGGTCGGCAACGACTACAACTTCGTCGGCGCCCTCGTCGAGACCGAGGCCGGCGGCGAGGCCGACCCCTGGGGAGGCTCCGGCTTCAATCGCACCGTCGCCGATGGCGGCATCTCGGGTTCGGGCGGCGGCAAGGGCGGCGGCGGTTCCGGCGGCGCGCGTGAGGACGCCGACAGCCTGCAGTCGCGCTCGACCGCGCGCGTCGTCGACCTGATCGGCGAGGGCGAATTGGAGGAACTGCCCGTTGGCAACTCCAAGGGCGTCTACTTCGATGGAACGCCGCTCGAAAACGCCGACGGCACGCTGAATTTCAAGGGCGTGAACTGGGAAAGCCGGGTCGGTCTGCCGAGCCAGGACCACATCGCCGGCTTCGCCGCCGCCGAGAACGAGGTCGCCGTCTCCACCCGCGTGCGCGCCGACACGCCGGTGATCCGCACCATCACCGACACCGACGCGCTGCGCGTCACGCTGCGCTTCCCGATGATGACCCAGCAGGACGCCGACGACGGCGATCTGCACGGTTCGAAGGTGCAGATCGCCATCGACGTGCGGCCCTACGGCGGCGGCTGGCGCGAGACCGTCCTCGACACCATCGAGGGCAAGGCCACCGCCGCCTACGAGCGCGCCTACCGCATCGAGCTGCCGGAGGGCGGCGCGCCGTGGGACGTGCGGGTGCGCCGCCTCACCCCGGACAGCACCAGCGCCACCGTCCAGAACGAGAGCTGGTGGTCGAGCTACACGCAGATCGTCGACGGCAAATACAGCTACCCGGACAGCGCGCTGATCGCGCTGACGGTCGACAGCGAGCAGTTCGGCTCGTCGATCCCGGCGCGCTCCTACGACGTCAAGGGCCTGCGCGTCAGCGTGCCCGACATCTACGACCCGGAAAACCACAGCTACGCCAACGGCGGCATCTGGCAGGGCGGCTTCAAGACGGCGTGGACCGACAACCCGGCCTGGGTGCTCTACGACCTGATCACCAACACGCGCTACGGCCTGGGCCGGGTGATCGACGCCAGCCAGATCGACAAATGGAGCCTCTACCAGATCGCGCAATACTGCGATCAGCCGGTGCCCAACGGCGCCGGCGGCTGGGAGCCGCGCTTCACCTTCAACGGCATCATCCAGACCCGCGAGGATGCCTACAAGGTCATCCAGTCGATCTGTTCGGCGTTCCGCGGCATGGCCTTCTGGGCGGCCGGCCAGGTCTTCGCCAGCGCCGACATGCCGGGCGACGACAGCGTGATCGTCGCGCCGGCCAACGTCCTCGACGGCGTCTTCTCCTACGCGGGAACGGCGCTGAAGGCGCGGCACACCGTCGCCAAGGTGGCGTGGAACGATCCCGCCGACGCCTACCGCGGGGCGATCGAGGTCATCGAGAACACCCGGCTGATCGAGCGCCACGGCCACCGCGAGATCGAGGTGTCGGCGTTCGGCTGCACGAGCCGCAGCCAGGCCCGCCGTCTCGGCCTGTGGATTCTCGACAGCGAACAGCACGAGACCGAGACCGTCACCTACCGCTGCTCCTTCGACCACCTGGAGGTGACGCCGGGACAGATCATCCAGGTCGCCGACCCGGCCTACGCGCTGGTGCGCCTGGGCGGCCGGGTGGCCTCGGCGACGGTGGGCCGGGTGACGCTCGACGCCCCGGTGACGCTGGAGGCCGGACACGCCTACACGCTGTCCGTGACGCTCCCCGACGGCCGCGTCCTCGACCGCGCCGTGACCGGTGGGATCGGCGAGCATGGCGCGTTGACGCTGGTCGACCCGTTGCCGGTGGCTCCCGACGCCGGGGCGATGTGGTCGCTGTCGAGCGCCAGCCTGACCCCGCGCCGCTTCCGTGTCCGCAGCATCCGCGAGCTGGAACCCAACGTCTTCGAGGTGACGGCGCTCCTGCACGACCCGACCAAGTACGCGCGGGTCGAACAGGGTCTCAACCTGCCGGCACCGGCCTACCAGGGCGGCGTCACCCCGCTGCCGGCGCCGGCCAACCTGCGGGCGGTGGAAAGCGTCTACTGGGTCAACGGGCTGCCGCAGGCCCGCGTCTCGGTGAGCTGGACGACGAGCAACCTGCCCGAGATCGCCGGCTACCGCGCCGACGTGATGACGCCGGGCGGCCAGTGGCAGGAATGGGCGACGACGCGCGTCGGCGGCTTCGACATCGAGCCGGCGGCCGAGGGCCGCTACACCATCCGCGTCACCACGCTCGGCCACGACAACCGCCGCGCAGGCGCCGAAATCGGCCTGATCGTGCGCGGCAAGGGAACGCCGCCCGGCCAGCCGACCGGGTTGGCGGCATCCGGCGGCATCCGCCAGATCGCCCTGCGCTGGTCCAACCCGACCGACACCGACCTCGCGCACATCGAGGTGTGGGAAAGCGCGACGAACGACCTGACGACCGCGGAGAAGATCGCCGAGGTCAAGGGCAGCAACTTCATCCGCGCCGGACTCCCCGGTCTCGCGGTGCGCTACTACTGGGTGCGCGCGGCCGATCTCGGCGGCAACATCGGCGACTTCAACTCCAACCTCGGCACCGCCGGCGAGGCCCGGCCAGCCAACGTGGAGGACATGGCGCAGGCGGTGTGGGACCGCGTCAAGGACGACATCGTCCACAACGTCCCGGACATCGACTTCTCCTTCCTCGACACCCATGTCGAACGCCTGATCCAGCGTCAGGACTTCGCCTTCCTCGACGCCCGCGTCGAGGCGGTGATGGCGCGATCGGGGTTCGACAACGCGCTGGCCGAGACGCTGGCCGAGTCGGTGCGCCTCGGCTACGAACGCTTCGAGGCGTTGCAGCAGACGCGCGGCGACAGCCGCCGCCGCTTCGCCGCCGTCGACCAGCGCATCACCCAGGAGGTTTCCGACCGGCAGGCGCTCGCCGAGACGGTCACCGAGATGGGCGCCGCCTGGGAGCACAACCGGGCCATCATCACCGACCGCCTCACCGCCCAGGCCGACGACCTCGGCGCGCTCGCCGAGGAGGTGACCCTGCTCGCCGCCAAGACCGGCGAGGACATCGCGGCGGCGGCCCTGACCGAATCCCGCGCCCGCACCGACGGCGACACCGCACTGGCCGAAAAAATCAGCAGCCTGACCACAACGGTCGGCGACAACCGGGCGCTCGCCGAGGAGCGTTGGCGCACCCTTGCCGACGCCGATTCCGCCGAGGCGGCCAGCCGCACCCTCCTGGAGGGCAAGGTGGACGGCAACTGGACGAGCTTCGTCGCCGAGCAGACGGCCCGCGCCGACGCCGAACGGACGCTCGCCGAGGACATCCGGACGCTGCGAAGCGATTTCGACGGCAACGTCGTGGCGATCGGGCGCGATCTGCAAACGCTTGCGCAGGCCGACGAGGTGCAGGCCAAGGACATCACGACGCTGTTCGGCCATGTCGGCGACAACGCCGCCGCACTGGCCGAGGAGACGACGCTGCGAGTCAAGGAGGACAGCGCGCTGTCCCGGCGCGTCACCGAACAAAAGGCGCAGATCGACACCGATCTCGCGTCGCTGAACACCGAGATGCGCACCTGGGTCGACGAGAGCTCCGCCGTCGCCAACGAGTTGCGCGCGCTGACCTCGGAATTCGACGGCAACAAGGCGGCGGTGGCCGGGGAGATCAAGGCGGTTAGCGACAGCCTCTCGGCGACGGCCAGCGACGTCCGGGCGCTCGCCGCGCGGGTCGGCGACGCCGAGGCGGGCATCGCCAGCGAGAGCCGGGCGCGGGCCGATCTCGACCAGGCGTTGACCGAGACGATCACCCAGCAGCGCTCGCAGATCGACAGCAACATCGCCGGCCTGGAAACCTCGCTCAAGACCTGGGTCACCGCCGAGTCCACGGTGGCCCGCAACGTCGCGACGCTGCAAACCACGGTCAACGACAACACCACCAAGATCAGCACACAGCAGAGCAGCATCAACGGCCTGCAGGGACGCTACTCGATCACCGTGGATTCCAACGGCTACGTCTCGGGCATGGACCTGCTGTCGAACACCAACAACGGCGTGACGCGGTCCAGTTTGATCTTCCGTGTCGACGACTTCATGGTCACCAAAGCCGGCTACCCCGGCGTCACACCGTTTGTCATCACCCCCGTCGGCGGTGTCCAGAAGGTTGGCATCAACAGCGCGATCATCGGTGACGCGGTGATCGGGCGGGCGCACATCGGCGACCTGGTGGTCAACGGTCAGAAGATCGAGGACTTCGCTACCGGCAACATGAACGCCGCACGCGGAGCCAACGGCACCATCAACGTGACGATGACCACCACGGGCAAGCGGGTCATGGTGTTCAAATGCACCTATCGGCGCATCGTCACTGGCTATGGAGGCGGCGAGCAAGGGCTTGAGCAGTACAGCTACATCCCGAACGTTGGCATCGAGTTGGAACAGCCGGGACCGGGTACGCACACGTGGTCGGTAACCCAGCCGCCGAGTGAGATCGCCTGGGGCTTGTATGCCGTCGTCGCTGTAATCGAGTTGCGCAAGTAGGAGGCGAAATCGGACATGAACAGCGCCGGCAATCCTGAAAATATGCTCTCCATGTTTGCCAATCCGGAAAATGGAGACTTCCTGTTTTACGATGCGGACGGTCGGATCACCCAGATCGGCTGTGCGGCCCCTTTCGATCTCGCGAAACAAACGCCGCCGGTGGGTTGCAAACGGCTTCACACCACCGCCGCCCTGTGGCGCGACTATGTGGACCTGAGCGGCGATGCCCCGGTGGTGCGCGAACGCCCAGCCCTGCTTGGGTTCGACAAGACACGCATCCTCGCCGACGACACCGACACGGCAACGCTGCGCGGCCTGCCATCGCCCTGCACGGTGCTGGTCAACGGCGTCGCCCACACCATCGACGGCGGCGAGTTGGCGTTGTCCTGCCACCTGCCGATCCGCCTCACCGTCGTCATCGACGCGTTCCCCTATCTGCCCTTCCAGGAGGTCGTCACATGCGTCTCTCCATCCGCCTGAGCGCCGAGCAGATCGCCGAGGAGCGCCGACGGCGCTACCTCGCCGCCTGGCCGATGCACGCCCAGCTCGAAGCCCAGCACGATGCGGCCAACGGACGTCCCGAAAAGCTGGAGCGCATGACCACCGACTTCGCACGCATCAAGGCCGACCTGCCCTTCCCGGATTGAAATCCGCTGGCTTCGATGCTACAGTAAGCGCTTACATATACTGAGGCCGCACCCTATGCCGGCCCAACGGCGACGGAAAGACAGCAATGCCACAGACTTGGTATCGTGACGGCTCCGTCACTCTGATCAACGGCTCCACGGCGGTGACCGGATTCGGTACGCTGTGGGCCTCGCAGGTGTTTCCGGGCGACGTCTTCTCGCCCGACGGCGACCGCTTCTACGAGGTGGCGGACGTCGCCTCGAACACCGCGCTGACCCTGCGCACGCCCTACACCGGCACGAGCCGGCCGCCAGTGGCCCAGGTCAACACGATCACGCCGCACGTCGTCAGCACGACCACGGCGCAGACCGACGAGATCTCCATCAACGACTTCGTCTACCAGTTCACCAGCGACGCCTCGCCGACCGTGGCGGAGATCTGCGCCGGCCTGGCCGCGCGCATCAACGCCTCGCCGACCTGCCCGATGACCGCCGTGGCGACGGACGGCACCGTCGTCCTGACCGCCAAGACGCCCGGCCAACCGCTCACCGTCATCGTCTCGGCCAATCTGACCAGCGGCCTGACCACCCCGGCCAGCGCCGGCTCCGGCTACATGGTGATCCGCAACTTCGCGGGCACCATGGCCGCCGATGTCGCCAACCGCATGGCCGATCTGGTCCGCAAATGGCAGCTGCGCGAGGACGAGTTCGTCGCCTGGATGGCCGGCGACCCGCGCGGCGGACCGAACGGCGACGGCAAGTATCCGCTGACCGACACGCAGGGCAACGTGCGCCTCGTCGAGACGCCGTCGGCGCTGCTGGAGATGATCGACGGCGGCCTGATGGACAATGTCCAGCTGGTGATCGACGCGATCGAGGACGACGTCGTGGCGGCCCAGTTGGCGGCGACCGAAGCGTCCGAAGCGGCGGTGGCCACGGCGGCGGCGCGCAACGCCGCGCAGGCCAGCCAGGCGGCGGCCCTGGTCAGCGAAACCAACGCGAAAGCCAGCGAGACCGCGGCCAAGGCAAGCGAAGCGGCGGGAGCGGCGAGCGCCGGAATCGCATCGCAGTCGGCTCTCGCGACGGCCCGGGCCGAGACGTCGGCCCTGGCCGCGAAGACCGCGGCCGAAACGGCGAACGCCGGTGCCCAAGCGGCGAAGACGGCGGCGGAGGGCGCGTCCGCCGCCGCCAAGGCCAGCGAAACCATGGCGAAGGCCAGCGAAGCGGCCGCCAAGACCAGCGAGACCGGAGCCGCGGCGAGCGCCCAGACGGCGACGACCCGCGCCACGGCCAGCGCCACCTCGGCCTCCCAGGCCGCGAGCAGCGCGACCAGTGCCGCCGGTTCGGCGTCCGCCGCCGCGACCAGCGCCCAGACGGCGACGACCAAGGCGAGCGAGGCGGCGGCCAGCGCGGCGGCGGCCAAGACCAGCGAGACCAACGCCAAGACCAGCGAGACCAACGCCGCCGGCTCCGCTTCGGCGGCGGCTGGATCGGCCTCCAACGCCGCGACCAGCGCTCAGGCGGCGGCCGGGGCGATGACGGCGGCCGAGACGGCGAAGACCGGCGCCCAGGCGAGCGCGGCCACGGCCACGAACGCCGCCACCGCCGCGTCCGGTTCCGCCACCGCCGCGCAGTCCAGCGCGGGCGCCGCCAAGGCGTCGGAAACCGCGGCGGCCACCGCGGCCGCCCAGGGACAGGGCAGCGCTTCGGCATCGGCGGCATCGGCAACCCAGGCGGCGGCCTCGGCGACCAGCGCCGCGACCAAGGCCGGCGAATCCACGACCAGCGCCAACGCCGCCGCGGCCAGCGCCACCGCGGCCCAGAGCAGCGCCAACACCGCCGCCACCCACCTGTCGGGCGTGCAGGCCAACGCCACCGCCGCGGCGAACGCCCGCACGGCGGCCGAGGGGGCGCGCGACCAGGCCGCGGCGAGCGCGGCGACCGCGGTCTCCAGCGCCCAGGCCGCCGACGCCAGCGCGCAATCCGCCTCGGCCGGCGCCACCAACGCCAACACCGCCGCCGCGGTGGCCGGCACCTCGGCGACCGACGCCGTCAACGCCAAGATCGACGCGGTGTCCGCGCGCGACATCGCGCAGCAGATGCGCGACCAGGCATCGGCGCAGCGCGAACTGGCCGCGTCCTGGGCGTCGAACGGCTTCAACGTGCCGGTGCAGTCCGGCGCCTACTCGGCGCTGCACTGGGCGTCGCTGGCCAAGCAGTATGCGGACACCGCCGGGACCATCGTCGGCGGCTTCAGCTTCTCCGCCATCGGCGACGGCAACCAGCAGAAATTCACCGCCTCGATGCCCGGCGACACGATGCATTTCGTGCAGGGCTCGAACATCAACATCAATTACGACGCGGCGCTCAAGCGCCTGACCTTCTCGGCCACCTCCAAACCGGTGGACACCGAGCATGCGGGCCTCGCCGTGCGCGACGACAACACGGCGGGCAAGACCTTCCTGTCGCTCGTCCCGGCCAGCATCGCCCACCAGTCGCTCGGTGGGGCCGGAGCCAACACGCACGCGCAGATCGACGCCCACATCGCCGCCACCGGCAATCCGCATGGCACCAACTCGAACGACATCGAATACATCGACCCGGCGTACGGAACGGTTGGGCCGCTGTCCGACGTCATCGCCGACCTTTACGCCACGAAGATTGACAAGGGAAACCCGGTCGTCCAAGGGACGATGACGCTGAGCGTTGATCCCAGCAGCGACATGAATGCCGCCACGAAGCGGTATGTCGACCACCTGCCGTCCAAACGCAACGTCCGCTACGCCACGACCGGCGACCTTGGGCCGGTGACCGCGACCACGACGACGCTCACCGGACCTTCCGCCAGCTACACCGCCACCGGAACGACGGCCAACGGTTCCGCGTCGGTGACGAACGTCGCCAACGCCAGCTCCAAGGTCAAGGTCGGGGCGACCGTCACCGGAACCGGCATCCCCGCATCCACGACGGTCACGGCGGTGAATGGCACGACGGTGACGCTGTCGGCCAACGCCGCGGCCGGCGGCACTCCGTCGCTGACATTCACCCAGAGCATCGGAGCGCTGGCGATCGATGGTGGGATCACCGCCCTGAACGACCGCGTTCTCGTCAAGGATCAGTCGATCGGAAGTCAGCGCGGCATCTATTATCTGTCCACAATTGGAACGTCGTCGGTGCCGTGGGTGCTGACGCGCTCCACCGATGCCGATTCCTGGACCAAACTGCTCGGCGCGCAGGTGCTCGTCGAGGCCGGGGCCACCCTGGCGGACACAGCGTGGATGATGCTGTCCGACAGCGGAGGCACGCTCGGCACCACGACGCAGGTTTGGCAGGCGTACGCCTCGCCGAACGCGTACTCGCTCATCAACATGACGGCCAACGGGATTGTCGCGCGAGCGGCCAATGGCGGCTTCACCGTCCGCGCCATCACGGGGACGCCGAACGAAATCAGCGTGGCCGAAGGCGGCGGCGTCGCGGGCAACCCGACGATCAGCCTGCCCTCCGCGCTCGCGCTTGGCGGCAAGGCGGTGACGGTCGGCGACGCCAACTTCACCATCCAGGACACCGGCGACACCACCAAGCTGGTCAAGTTCGAACTCGGCGGCCTGACCACCGGAACGACGCGCACGCTGACGGTTCCCAACGCCTCGGGCACCCTGACGCTGGACGGCCACGGCCACACATGGAGTGACATCACCAGCGGCAAGCCGACGACGGCGGCGGGCTGGCTGACCGACGTGCTTCTGACCGGCAACACCGCGCACCAGACCGGCACCTTCGACGCGATCCGCCTGTGGGACACCGACAGCACCCACGCGCTGCGGATCGGCAATGGCACGGATCTCACGGCCGACCGCACGCTGACCATCGCCACGGGCGACGCCAACCGAACCCTGACCATCCCCGGCAACGCCACGGTCAGCGGCACCAACACCGGCGACCAGACGATCACCCTGTCCGGACCGATCACCGGCAGCGGCACCGGGATCATCGTCACCTCGATCCAACCCAACGTGGTCGGCGACAGCCACCTCCGCCAGGGCGCCGCGACCTCGGTGGTCGGGCGGGCCGCCAACAGCGCGGGCAACGTCGCCGACATCGCGGCGACCACCGACAACACCTTCCTGGCGCGGCGCGGCGGCACGCTCACATTCACCAGCCCGACCTGGAGCGACATCGCCAGCGCCAGCAAGCCCACCAGCCTGTCGGGGTACGGCATCACCGACGCTCAGCCGCTCAACAGCATGCTCACCACCTTGGCGGGCCTCGACGGCAACGCCGGCGTGCTGGTGCAGACGGCGGCGAACGCGGTGTCCAAGCGCGGCATCGGCACGGCCAACGCCAGCGACATCCTCGACCGCACGGCGGGCGACAGCCGCTACGCGCAGCTGACCGGCAACGTAACCTTCGGCGGAAACCTCTACGTCGGCAACGGACACCCCTCGGTGAACTTCCGGGAGACCGACGCCGCCACCGACACCAAGGCATGGACCCTGGACGTCGAGAACGGGCGCTTCCTTGGCGTGCTGGCAAACGACAGCAACACGGCCTGGACGACCTGGCTGAACGTGCAGCGGTCGGGGATGACGGTGTCCAACATCGCCCTGGCCGGCAGCGCCCTGACCTTCAACGGCAACAACATCCTGACCACGGCGACCGGCGCCCCGCTGTCCGGGGCGGCGTTCACCGGCAACGTCTCCCTGCGCACCGCCGGGGGCGGCAACCTCAAGGTGCTCGGCACCGGCAACGCGGGGGTGGAGCTCGGGCGCGACGACGGCGTCGCCAGCACGCCGTTCCTGTACTTCCATTCCGGGGCGACCTACACGACCTACGACGTCTCGCTGATGGCGTCGGGCGGCAACGGAACCAACGGGCAGGGCACGCTCAACATCCAATCGGCCCTGCTCCAACACAACGGTAGCAACGTCCTGACCGCCGCGCACTGGTCCACCCAGGCGACGCCGAACACGGCGATGCTGCGCGACGGAGCGACGAATGTGGCGGCGGGGGCCTATACGGCGACCGGCACCTACCCCGCGGTCTTCTTTCACGACACCGACGCCGCCGCCAACAGCAAGCGGTGGCGCCTGGCGGCGAACACCGCGCAGATGGACATCGCCATCGACTCCGACGACTTCTCGTCGACGGTCGGCGTGATGTCGTTCTACCGCAACACCACCACGCCGACCGGAATCAGCGCGTGGGCTCCAGTCACGGTCAACGCGAATGTGGCGGCCAACGGGGCGCATCTGCACCTGCAAACCGGCGGCGGCTCGCTGGGCCGCAAGTCGGTGACCCGCCACTACGGCACGTTCGCCGGAGGCACCGCCGACACCGGGCAGCGGGTGGTCGGGCGCACCGAGGCCGGTTTCAGCACCGCCAACTGGGGGACCGAGTATTACGCGATCTGCCTGAACTCGACGGCCAACGACGCGGCCTCCGACGCCAACATGACCGCCTACCTGACGCTGACCAAGGACACGGCGCAGTTCAAGGCGAAGACCGAGACCTACCTCGCCCAGCTGGGCACGACGGTCGGCAACGCCGTCGTCCACAATCAGGCGGTGTCCGGTTCGGGCGCCTCCAACACCGACTATCTGCGCACGCACATCCAGCGCTTCGCCGGCACCAACACCGCCTGGACTTCGGCGGGGTGGCGCATCCAGCGTCAAGTCGACCTGACCCCGCAGGGTTACATTCAATTCGGCGGCGAGGGCAACGACCACGGTGTCTACATCGGCTCCGGCGCAGGAGCGGCGCACCGCCTGGCCATCCCGTCGTCGGGCAATGTGACCATCGACGGCAGCTCGGTCTACACCACGGCGAACCTGAACGGAACGTGGCTGGGGCAGGATTTGCGCACCACCGCCGCGCCGACGTTCAACGGCGTCGCGTCCACGGGCTCCCTTCTCGCCCTGACCGCCGACGGCATCCGCCACAAGCAAGGCAGCAGCTCCGCCGGGTACGGCATCATCCACCGCAACGACGGGGGCAACTACTACATCCTGCTGACCAACAGCAACGACGCCAACGGGAGCTGGAACAGCCTGCGTCCGCTCCGGATCGCCCTCGACACCGGTGGGGTGTATGTCGGGAACGGGCTCGGCGTGGCCGGCGGGCAGGATGTCACCAGCGGGCATGTGCAGCTCAGCCACGCAACCACCGAGCAGCACGTCAAGTTCGTCAAGACCGGGGTGAACGCCGGGTTCTACGGTGTCGCTGCGGGCGTCGGGTTGTACGACTGGCTCAACAACCGCAGTGTGTGGAGCTACAACATCGCGGCCGCCCGGTTCGATGTGAGATTGAACACCAATTTCGGCGGCAACATCGGCGTGAACGCCGGCAACGCCATCTACTTCGGGCGTGAGGAGCAGTTCGGCGGCACGGACACCGGCGGCGCCGACTACGGATGGATCGCCTGGACGAACGACGACGACACCTATGCCATCGACGGCAGCAGCGGCGAGAACGGCCTGCTGAGGATCGGCACCAGCAACGACGGGCCGGGGCCGAACTCCGACAACATGGCCTTGACCCCGAGCGGCGACCTCTACCTGGAGCCCGGCGGCGACGTCTATGTCGGCAACGCCGCGACGCGCAAGTTGGTGTGGCACGAAGGAAACCAGCAGGACGTCCGCAGCACCGCGACGCCGAGCTTCGCCGGTATTCTCGCGACTGGGCAGGTGAACGTCAGCACCACACTGGGCAACCAGGGCGCCCATCTGTTCCTGGCGCCGACCGCCGGCGGTAACGGCCGGGAGGGCAAACTGCGCTTCGGCGGCACCTTCGCCAGTGGCGCCGATCAGATGCCCCGCCTCGTCGCCTCGCTGCGGTCGGGCTTCTCTTCGGGGGCCTGGGGCAACGAATACCTCGACGTTTACCTCAACAATCAGACCAACGACACCCAGGAGGATACCAAGCAGGCCCGCATCGCCCGCTTCACCACCGGCGGTTTGATCGTCAACGGGACCATCACCGGCACGCTGAACGGCAACGCGGCGACCGCGACCACCGCCACCACGGCGAACCGGGTGGCGAACGCGCTGACCATCAACGGCACCGTTTACGATGGTTCGTCGGCGCAGAGCGTCACCATCGCCAGCAGCGATGGCACCAAACTGCCGCTGGCCGGCGGAACGATCACCGGTGGTCTGACGGTCAACAACAGCATCTCCGTGGCGAATGGCCTGACGGTGACCTCGGGCGGTCTCGGCGTGTCCGGCAACGGCAGCGTCTCGGGCGAGATGTCGGCCAACACTCTGCGAGCGTCCGGCGCCCATGCCTACGTGGACAATGGAGGCTGGGGCAACACTCACCTGTGGCTGCGCACGGGCGGCGGGGCAAACGACCGCGGGCTGCTCTACTACTCCACCGACGACCATCTGCGCCTGGAACTGCGCAACGGCAACGGCGGTACCAGATCGTCCCTGACGCTGAATCCGGATGGCGGCGCCCAATTGGCGGGGGCGACCATCGGCTCGGACGGCAATCTTTGGATGGGTTGGTGCAATGACTGGCTGTCGAACGTGCTGGCCCGCAAGATGGACAACGGCACCAAGGCGGTGGGTTACTGGCACGTCTGGAGCGGCGCGACACAGAACGAGATCGATCTGAATTCCTGGGGACCGGGCGTCTACGCCGTGGACCTCGACAACGGGCGTTGGACGGTCATCAACGTCGACAACGGCCTGAACGCCAACCTCTCCGACGGCTCGCTGAACCGCTGGTACACCGTCAACGCGCGCTACGTCAACGCGCGCTACGGCTCGTGGATTCGCAACGTCTTCAAGCTCTATCCCGCCAACTGAGGGCCATCCGTCATGAAATACGTCCATTACGACGAAAACAACGTGGTCACCGGCTATACCCAGTTCGTGGTCGGCTTCGCGCCGCCCACCGACGGCGCCTACATCGAAGTGGACGAGGCGGTCGAGGTCGGGATCGGCATGCTGATCGACCCCGTCACCGGCACGCTGTCGGCCAACCCGGAGCCCTATGTCCCGGTCGGCCCGGTCCCGGAAACGGTGTCGCCACTGCAAGCCCGCATGGCGCTGCTCGAAGCCGACCTGCTCGACGACGCCGAAGCCTTCGTGGCGACGCTGAGCAAGCCTGAACAACTCGCCTGGCAATATGCCAGCGAGGTCCGCCGCGACAACGCGATCATCGCCAAGGCGGCGGCGCATCTCGGCCTCGATGACGACCGGATCGACGCCTTGTTCCGGCGGGCGTCGAGCTTCGCCTGATGCGTTCTCTCGGTGCCGACCGGTACGAAAGACAGCGGCGGATGATCACTTTTCGCTTGATCGGCCCAATGCTTTCGTCAAATAATAAGTAACCGCTTACTCATGGAGAAAGAGGGTGCCGGTTTGAGCCACGTCAACGAAGCGCATGGCTCCGCAACCGGCACCGCCGCTCCACGGGTACAAAGGCGCATAGGGCCGTCATCACGACGCGCAGCGGCCGCTGACGGCGCCTCGTCAAGACGCTCGACGGGGGCGGCAACCCGTCGAGCGTTCCCGCCACCAACCACAACCCATCAGAAGAAAGATCATCATGTCCGACACCATCACCGCTCCGGCCACCACGCCGGCCGCCGCCCCGACCATCGCTCCGGCCACATCCGCTCCGGAATCCCGCCCGGCGACGCACGTCGCGCTTCCGGTCGAACTGGCCAACGGCATCCTCAACTATCTGGCCCAGCGCCCCTATGGCGAGGTGGCCGACCTGATCCGGGGCATGGAAGCGACCAGCGTCGGCGTCGCCCCCTGATCGAAGCGGCCGGCATCAAGCTGCCTGGTGAAAACCCGGCAGCGCCGGTTTGCCCCTCCCCCCTCGCCGCGCCCGTCATCGCCGACGAGCGCGGCCGCCGGGCCGGTTCGGTCCGGATCACGGCCTCTCACGGTCCCAGGCTCCGTCGTTCGGCAGCGCGCGGAGCTTGTGACGCTCCACCTCACGCTTCGTCACGGAACGGGGGAAGCTCTCCACGAAGGTGATGAAGCGCGGAATCTTGAAGGCGGCCATGCGGCCCTCGCACCACGCGGCGATGGCCGCCGGCTCCACGCCGCTGCCCGGTTCGCGGATGACGAAGGCCTTTACCTCCTCCTCCCCCTTTTCGGACGGCGTGCCGACCACCACGACCTCGCGCACGCCCGGACACTGGCTGAGCACGCTTTCCACCTCATAAGCCGAGACGTTCTCGCCGCGGCGGCGCAGCCAGTGGGCTTGGCGCCCCGTAAAGTGCAGATAGCCGTCCGCGTCCAGATGGCCGAGATCGCCGGTGTGCAGCCACAAATTCGACAGGCATTCCAACGTGCGTTCCGGCGCGTTGAAATAGCCCGACATGAAGATGTGCGGATAGCGGGGCCGCAGGGCGATCTGGCCGGTGACGCCCGGTGGCACCGGCTGATCGTCCTCGTCCAGGATGGTCACCTCCGCCCAGCCGTGGGTCAGGCCGTTGGCGCGCGGCTTGGGCGAGTCCATCCGGTTGTTGACGATCAGCACGCCGCCGGTTTCGGTCAGCGAATAGACGTTGACGAAGCCGACGCCAAAGCGCTCCACGAAGCGGTCGGAGACGGCGGGCGGGATCTGCCCCGTCACCCCCAGCGAGACGCGCACCCGGTGGTCGCGGTCGGCCGGGCTCTCCGGCTGTTCGGTCAGCACGGTGATCATGGTGCCGATGAGATCGACGATGGTCGCCCCGGTCTCCCTCACCCGCGCCCAGAAGTTGCTGCCGCTGAAGCGGTGGTCGATCACCGTGGGAATGTCGGCGACCATCGGCCCCATCACGCCGAGCATCAGACCGCCGACGTGGAACAGTGTCAGGATCGAGTAATGGACGTCGTCCGGCCGCGTCTCGAACGCCTCGACGTAGCGCATCCCCGCCGCGATCCAGGCGAAATGCGGCAGCAGCGCGCCTTTGGGCAGGCCGGTGGTGCCGCCGGTGTAGATGATGACCGCGGGATCGCCGCCGGACACCGCCACCACCGGCAGCGGATGCCCCGGCTCCAGAAGCTCGGCGAAGGGCGGAAAACGACCGCCTCCCCTCCCCTCGCCGTCGTCCACCGCGTAGACGCGCATGCGGGGCAGCCGGTCCGCGACCGCCTCCACCCGCTCCGCCAGTTCGCCGTCCACCACCAGGACGGCGGGCGTGGCGTTGGTCAGGGTGTGGACGAGATCCTCCCCCACCAGACCGGCGTTCAGCGGCACCCAGATCGCCCCCAGCTTGCCGGCGGCGACCCAGGTCAGCAGATGCTCCGGCGCGTTGCGCAGGAAGCAGGCGACCCGATCGCCGCGGCGCACCCCCAGCCGGTGCAGGTTGGCGGCCACGCGGCTGGACTCCCCGTCCAGCTCCCGGTAGCTCATCGCCCGCCCGGCGACGGTCAGCCGGGGCGCATCCCCATGCTGCGCCGCGCGGGCGGCGACCAGAGCCGGCAGGGTTTCCCATTGCACCGGAACGCCGTGGATGCTGCGCGTGATGGTCAT